CAGCAACCCAGCCTCTAGAAGGCTGGGCTCCACCTCTTCTTCAAGTCGACGGAAGAGGGACGTCCCTGACGAATCAAGTGGTCACGCTGCAGGGGGAGATCCCCCCGCTTTATGAACCACTTGAGGAGAGCAGGCCAATCATCAATCGGGTCCTCAGGGACCCTTGGCTTGCTGACAAGTGCCTTAACTATGGGCACCTGCCTATCATAATCACATTCGAGCGGGCCGACGAATCGGTCGACTACCGTGTGACGTGTAACTCCACCAGTGTTGGGCTTAGTGCTAGGATAAAGGGGAAGAATCCCACCAATCCACCCATCGAGCCATTTTGCTGTCATCCAGAGACCCTCTTGGTAGAGGTTATTCCGGAGTTCAACGGATGACACGACACTGTCAACGTCAGTCAGTGATGTAGGAAGTACATGACGAACACGCACGGGTGTTACATTACATCCGTCGTAGTAGTCCCCACCGCAGGATTCCCTGAACTTTCCAGTCCAGAAAGATTTCTGCGCATTCACTCTAAACCCGAAGGCTTCGAGGAGGCTGATCACTGAAGGAACCGAATCCACAGGGACAATGATGTCGTCCCCATAGACCCTGATCTCACCCTGCACTTGTGAAATGTGCTTACGGGTAAGAGGGTGCTGCTTAGCTCTCAGAACTCCCAGTGTGGCCACGGCTAGAAACACCATGGCTTCTACTGGAAAGCAGAGAGCCGATCCCATTGACGCGTACTTGGACAGAGGAATTACCCCATGCCCAGGTACCTTTGCACGATCACTTCTCAGAAGGAGAAGGGTTTCCTGAATGATGGGAAACCTGTCCGTCAGGACTTTCACGTGCTCAACCGTCACACGATCGGATGCATCACTCAGATCAATGGTGGCAAGTGTGCCATCCATGGATCCTCGACGCGCCAGTTCCCTGTTTGGGTCCTGGTCTGTGAATCCGACCATCTTGTAGCACAGATTACGTCGCGTGTTTTGCGCAACTGTCTGAGTTTCCAAGAGCTCGACCAATGGCTCCAGCACGGCCTGCTGCATATATTGCATGTAGGCTGGCTCCAGAGCGATGATGCGAGGTGTTTTGAGCGTCTTCGGCACTTGAATCACCCGAACGGGCAATTCGTCACCGAGATCCAAGAACTGAACGGACTCCATCTCGTCGATATAGTTACTCGACGGAGACGGTAAGGCATGGTCGATGTAGGGGAACAACCCCTCGAATCTTGTCGGCCACTTCTTATGGTGTATGCGACCGTTCGCCGTGAGGCGGTCGGCCGTGTTACCAGGCCCGTGTTTACCAACGACACCCCATGGATCTTCAAGAAGATCCGAAAGAGAGGCAAATACGTCAGCAAACAACAACGAGGCGACTTGTGTGACATCTTCCCGCAAGGTAGGATGTATCACCTGTTGTCTCAGCTCTTGTTCTAACTGCACATACTTGTTGAAGGCTCGCTTCACCCTGCTTTTTCCGCAGGGGAGTTTGACTTTTCCAAGCGCCAGGGTAACCTGACGGACATGACGGATAACGTCAATGTCTGGTGCAGCAAGCAGTTCACCACTTTGCACATCGAACACACGAGTAAGGAAACCCCCCATAAACTTAGGGAGGGGACCACTGCCTATCCGGGAAAACCCGGGGAAGTCAGTAGACTCTACGCGTCCAGTATCAAGGCATCTCTCGAAAGATTTGCCGAAATCTGGCAGGGTTATCGTTAAAAACGACAAACCCTCGTTTTCGATGCGCGCCTGGGCCTTTTTGAGGTCCAGGTTTGGGTTGATTCGACTCTGCGCGGCGCACTCCTTAAAGAGTGTCCGCCAGAAGGATTCAAGGCTTTTCATCCATCCCCCTTTCGAGGGTTGTGGATCCAGGCCTCACATCCAAATGGAACCCCATGCTACCAGCTTCATTGGTGGCAGCAAGGTCAGTAGTGCGTATCACTACGCACAATGCGCCTCCGGGTCACCCCGGAGGCGCACATGTCAGTGCTCTCCCCCGACTACCTTCGTAATCAGGGCGTTGGTCGAGGCCGTAAGCGCAGTTGTAAGCGCCACGACCAAGTCCTTCGTCTCAACGGCGGTAAAGCCGGTGATCGGAACGTCGATAACGACGTACGCTGACTGAGACGCCTTAACGTTCACCCCTGCAAGCAGGGGGTCCGCGGCAATCTTAGTCTGGTCCAAACGGACCACCCGGCGCCTACGAGAACCGTAAGCGTGGGAAACAGAGAGCTTGACATTGCCATCAGCCGACGTATACTCCGAGGAGTTTCGGTCGTCGCCCGTGTTGGGCAGGGAGGAAGTAACTCCCGCGATGGTAACTGACTGTGGATCGGCGAGTGCCATGTGAGTTCCTTCTAATGAGGGGGCCGTCTAGTTAAGACGGTCGTGACGGTTCTGACAACCTCAGAATCGTGTGATTCCAAGCGCTGCCAGGATGGAAGCCTGTTTGGGCGATAAAGACCCAGGGCTTACATTCCAGTAAAACGGATTACCCTTAGCGCGCGTTAGATACTTACGCGTCAGGGTAGTGGAGAGTGTATGCCGCCCATGAGAATGGGTAGGCAAGCTGACGGAGAACCTTTCGGTTTCACGTCTGGAGGACATAACGTACCCCCACTCCAATGCCGTAGCGAGCGGACCTAGGTCAGAGAGATTTGCAATACAATCTCCCGTATTCCCAAACCAGTCCGCCGCCCAGGACCAGGGAGCAAGATTCCAGATGGTTTCAATATCTGGGGCAATACCCAAGAGGTGATTGGCTTTCGCCGCATACCTCTGGATACCAGCATCCGGGATGTGATATTTAAAGGAACCAGAAAACCACATTTCTTCAGAAGAAGTGTAGTACCGGTCCCCTGTCGCACCCGCTGCGCTGTTGAAGGTTTTCCCGTCGGTGGGCCATGCCCAGTTGCCGGGGGATTCGAATCTCGTTGAAGTCTGAGAGTTCGAAACGGTCGGTAAGTTAGACCGCCTTCGTTGCCGCTTCCCTGAGTTACGCGTGTACTGAGAAATGATTTCGTTGGACTTTTGTACTGTCCGCGAAAAATCCATGATGTCGTTGATAAACGGCAACACCCCGAACTGATAGTTCAGGTATTCCTCAGCATAAGTCTTAGGCCTCTTCTTTCGATCGGGCTTCGGGACTTTGCGCAGAGCTTTCGCTCGTTCGCGCCACGCGTTGTGACCAACAATAGCAGGTAAACCACCAGTTATAACCTCACCGACCGCCGTAGCGGCGTCGAAGGCTGGTGATTCAGGATTCGCCCGTTTGATTAGGGCTGGTCCATTAGCTCTGGCGTCGCTTTGCCGTGAGGCAATAGCGAGAGTCGCCGCAGCTTGTCCTGCTCGGCCAATCGAGAAGTAAGAAGGGTTGACAGTAAACTGTCCACCTCTCCAACTCCCACTCGTGAATATCTTCGGTAGGGTAAGAAACCCCACCTTGGACCATTCATAAGCGCCCCACTCACCGCCAACATCATAAACGCCAGCCTTGCTAGGCCAGTCGTCATGACGTTCGGACTGATTAAGTCCCTCCTTGATCGGAGTAGCGGATGAGATAACGGACCCAGTGGTCGAATCGTACCGATAAAAGGTACCGTTCGCCTGAGTCCAGATGGGGATGGCCATGTTGTTGTCTCCTGTGTACTGTGATCCAACTCCATTGTCGAATCAATGCGGG